CAGCGACGTGCTCGGCTATCAGTCGGACATCGACCTGATGAACATGTTTACCGAAGACGCAGCCAAGCAACTGAAAATCTCGATTGAGAACGAAGTGTTCTTTAACTCGTTCGTGACCGAGGGTCCAGCTAACGCTAACGAGGGTGGTTCGGCAGGCGCAATTTCTGCTGCTTACAACCTCGGTACCGATACAACCCCGATCGATCAGTCGAGCGCAGCTAACGTCCTGAACGCTATCCTGCGTATGTCGTCGGTTCTGGACGAGCAAAACGTCCCTGAGACTGGCCGCTGGCTGCTGATCTCCCCGTTTGACCGTCATCTGTTGATGCAGTCGAACATCGCTCAGGCGTACTTCACTGGTGACCCAGAGAGCACCATCCGTTCGGGCAAGATCGGTATGTTGGACCGCTTTACGGTCTATGTATCGAACCTGCTGCCGAAGGGCGCTGCTGGTAAAGCACTGGTTGCTGGCCTGTCCGATACCGCTACCGGCGGTGCTGTGGCTAACGCAAAAGCTCGTCGTACCATGATTGCTGGTACCAAAGACGCCGTTGCTTTCGCAATGACCGTCAACAAGACTGAGCCTCTGCGTAACCAGACTGACTTTGGCGACATCGTTCGTGGCCTTGCAGTATATGGCCGCAAAGTGGTGAAGCCAGAAGCTCTGGTTCTAGCTCAAGTCGGTTCGGCATCGTAATAAACGGGGGCTTCGGCCCCCGCTTCCTCTTTTATTTAGGAGAAAATCATGGCAGGTACTCAGTTCCCAGCAATTGTTGGTGGCGTTCAGACTGGCATCACCGCCGGTGCTACCCAAACCCAAGCAGGCGCGACCGCCGTTACCGGCGCAGTTGCAACTGTTACTGTAGTCGCCGCAGATAACGATGGTGTTATTCTGCCTGAAGGCATGGCCGCGCAATCGCGCGTAGTCATCGCTAACCTTGACTCCGCTCAGGACATCAAGGTATACCCACCAGTTGGTGGCACCATCAACGGCGCAGCAGCAAACGCCGCACTGGTGGTTGGTCAGCAGCAAGTAGTTGAGTGTATCCAAATCGGTTCGACCGGCCTTACATGGGTCGCACTGTTGGGTGCAGTGGCTACCCCAGCCTAAACAGTAAAACGGGGGGCTTCGGCCCCCTTTAATTTTTGGAGGACTTGATGACTGTCTACGAACTTGTTGACAAACTAGGTGGTGAAGTCTGCCGAGGCAGAGCGCGTGTACGCCTTGATGGCAAATGGATAATTATTGGTCAGCTTAACGGCGACGACATGATATTTACCGAAGAAGGCCGACAACTACTTGCCGCGCCGGACGTTATGCCTGATGATGGCCCCCGTAAGCGTGGTAGACCCGCTAAAACCCCTATAGTAGAATCGGCTGAAATAACCAGCGAGGAAGTTGCTCCTGTAGAGATTCAAGAACAAGCTGCCCCTCCAGACACTGAGCCGATCGGCTTAGTTGGCTAAGGACTAATGAAATGGCGACAGTAAAAGTTGTAGACCTGATTAGCAGAGCGTTAGTTCTACTCAAGGACCCCACAGCAGCGAGGTGGCCAGCAGTAGAACTTCAGTATTGGCTAAACGACGGCTATCGTGAGATTGTCAATCGTCGCCCAGACGCAAACGCGCAGGTAGGTAACTTTACATGCTCCGCCGGTTATAGACAGTCTATTGAAGCATTTCAAAACGCCCAGCGGCTATTAGAGGTTATTTCGAATGTAGCCGCTGGGTCGTCTAAACGAACTATACGTCTTGTAGATCGTCAAACCATGGACGATCAATTGCCCGGGTGGAATACTGCAAACCCCTCTATTACTATAGAGAAGTACATGTTTGACCATCGATTACCAAAAGAATTTTTGGTATACCCGCCCGCTACTACTTCTGCGCAACTTGAGATTGTTTATTCTACTTTCCCTGCCGCGCATTCGCTAACTGAGCAACAGTTAATGAACCCAGCAACTACTACAACCATCAATCTTGATGATACGTACGCCAACACACTGCTTGATTATATGATGTACCGCGCTTATAGCAAGGATGTCGAGCAGGCAGGTAACGCGCAACGCGCTGCTGCGTATTACCAAGCTATGATGGATGCGCTAAACGGAATAAACACCAGCGAACAGAAAGAAAACCCGGAGGATAGATAATGTCAACCGTCTACTGGGAAACCTTTCACCCGCTAATAACACCTGATGTGCCCGGGTGCCCGCTTGAAATTATTAACAGAGAACTCGGCGTTATCGCTGAAGATTTTTTCTCCCGCACTCAGTTGTGGCGCGAAAACATAACAACGCAGAACACCGTCATTGATCAAGCACTATACGACATCACTGATTGCGCTGTAATTGAGTCTGTGTTGTGGGCGAAGGTAGACAACATAAACATCACGCATACAGACGAGCGGCTTGTTAACCCTGAAGATTTGACACGTACTGGACAGCCGACAGATTTCTGGATCGTACAGGAAACACAGATTCGTCTGTTTCCTATCCCAGACACAGTTTTACCATTGACTGTACGTGTGGTGTTAAAGCCTTCGCGCACCGCGCGTGGCATACCAAAATTTGTTTATCAGCGTTGGGTTGATGCGTTTGTGAGCGGAGCTATCTACCGTATCGCACGTACGCCCAACAAAGAATGGACAAACACAGAACAAGCCGCAATGCACAAAGGTTTGTACGAACAAGCTGTGACTAACGCGCGGATTCGCGAATACAGAAATGTGCAGTTGCATGTGCGCATGCGACCGTTTTAAGGAGCGGCTATGTCTGCTGGTATATACGATATTTACATTGAGCAAGGTGCTACATACAATCAGCCATTGGTCTGGAAAGACTCTAGCGGCACAGCGGTCAATGTTACTGGCTACACTGCGCGTATGCAAATTCGCAAAACTGTAGACGCGACTACTATTATTTTGACTTTGACTACAGAAAATGGACGCATAACAGTGGGTGGGGCAAATGGCCTTATAACTTTGTTGGTGTCCGCCGCAGACACTGCTGCGCTTACTACTTTTTGTGGTGTATACGATTTAGAAGTTATCTCTCCTGCTGGAGTAGTTACTAGACTACTCGAAGGTCAAGTTGAGGTAAGCAAGGAAGTGACTAGATAGGAACAGCCATGAGCCAGATACAAGTAGTTGTTTCATCGTCTAGCGACGTAATCGAGCTTATTCAACAAGGCCCCGCTGGTGCAGCCGGTCCTACTGGCCCTGCGGGTACTGCTGGTCCTACTGGTCCTGCGGGTGGTCCTACTGGTCCTACTGGTAACTTAGGTCCTACTGGTCCTACTGGTACTGTTGGTTCAACAGGCCCAACGGGCCCAACTGGCGCTGCTTCTAACGTCGCTGGTCCTACAGGGCCTACTGGTTCCCCCGGTTATATTGGTTTAGATGGCCCGACAGGTCCTACTGGCCCTGCTGGTACTGCAGGTGCAAATGGTCCAACTGGCCCCACTGGTACGGCTGGTACTTCTGGTACGACAGGCCCAACAGGTCCTACTGGTACGGCTGGTACTTCTGGTACAACTGGACCTACCGGCCCTACAGGTGCTGCGTCTAACGTCGCCGGTCCAACAGGTCCACAAGGTGTACAGGGCATACAAGGTGTTCAAGGTACTGCTGGTGCCGCTGGTCCTACTGGTCCGACAGGTGCTGCTGGTGCGGTAGGCCCTACAGGTTCTGGCCCTACAGGTCCGACAGGCGCAGCCTCTAATGTTGTTGGCCCTACAGGCCCAACGGGCCCACAAGGTGATCAGGGTAGCGCTGGTCCAACTGGTCCTCAAGGTGTACAAGGCCCGCAAGGTAATGTTGGCCCGACAGGTTCTGGTCCCACAGGTCCTACTGGGGCGGCTAGCACAGCCGTAGGTCCGACAGGTCCGACAGGTCCGACAGGTGCACAAGGAAGCGCAGGTTCAGCAGGGCCTACAGGACCAACGGGGGCAGCAGGTGCTGATGGACAATCATCTAGTTTTTATGAATATCAAGCAGATACGACCCAAACAAGTGGAGTCCCTTCGGCTGGGCATCTGTATTGGAATAACGCAACACAGATATCTGCGACACAGATAACGCTAAGTCACTTAGAGCAAGGCGGCTTAGATATTGATGTCTTTTTAGAGTTTATAAAGACAGGCGATACGGTAGTTCTTCAAGACAGAAATAGTTCTGCGAATTACCAAAAATGGCAAGTAAGTGCTACACCTACAGTAGTTACTAATAGCTATGTAACTTTGCCAGTTACGTTGATAACTTCTGGTGGTGTAGGTACAAGTAATTTTTCAAACAATCATCAGCTAATTGTTGTCCTACAATCTATTGGCTTATCAGGTCCTACCGGCCCTGCTGGCGCGACTGGCCCTACTGGCGCAGCAAGTACAGTGGCAGGTCCGACTGGCCCACAAGGTAATGTAGGCCCAACAGGCCCAACTGGTGCACAAGGTGCTGCCGGTTCCGTAGGACCTACAGGTTCACAAGGTCCGCAAGGTATACAGGGTGTACAGGGCGTAGCGGGTCCTACTGGCCCAACTGGTGCACAAGGTGATGCAGGTTTAGCAGGACCAACTGGCCCAACGGGTGCGCAAGGAACCCAAGGCGCTGTAGGTCCCACTGGTCCAACAGGTGCGCAAGGAATTCAAGGCACCGCAGGGCCGACTGGTCCTCAAGGCGTACAAGGTATACAGGGCAATCAAGGTGTAGCAGGCCCCACTGGTCCGACAGGTGCTGCGTCTAACGTGGCTGGCCCTACAGGTCCTACAGGTGCGACAGGTAACACTGTCCAGTATATGACCAAGACGGCTAACTATACTGCCGCTGTTGGCGAAGGTGTTTTAGCTGATACATCAGGTGGATCGTTCACAGTAACTTTACCTGCGTCACCCACACTTGGGGCGCAAGTACTAATCGCAGACGCTGGCGGTGTATGCGGCACAAACAATTTAACTGTTGGTAGAAACGGTTCCACTATTTCCAATTTAGCGGAAAACTTAGTTTGTAATATCAATGGTGTTAGTGTTCAGTTTATTTACGACGGCACTACATGGGAAGTTTTTGCTCAGATTGGTGGCAATGGTGGTCCGGCTGGGATCAATACTGGTAAAGCCATCGCAATGGCAATCGTCTTTGGAGGTTAATCATGGCAGCGCCTAATATCGTCAACGTCGCAACTATTACAGGCAAGACGGCTGTGCAAGCAGTCGGAACGTCTGCCACAGCGATTGTCACCAACAGCAGCGGTAGTAACAAAGTACTGAAGATCAACGCGCTATACATCAGCAACGTGGACGGAACGAACAATGCCGAGATTACCGTTGATTTGTTCCGTAGTTCTGTTGCTTATCGAATTGCGTTCACAGTGATCGTGCCCGCTGACGCCGTGCTCGATGTTCTTAGCAAAGCCATTTACCTTGAAGAAGGCGACAGCTTGCGATTAACGGCTAGCGCGGTGAGTGATCTTGAAGCTGTTTGCAGTTACGAGGAGATCAGCTAATGAGGCGCGGTAATGGGGGTTATATTGGCCCTAGAAACTTATCTTCTGTTAATAGCGCCACTGGCGTATGGGCATTGAGCGAGGGGCAACAAGGACAAGGCGCAAATAGTTGGCCGAGCATGAATGTACCTGTTACATATCTTGTTGTTGCTGG